ATGTCCGCCCCAATGTGTTCCTTCAACTCCCGATTCACCTGGTTCGGGTGATAGGCCAACGCATCCGAGTGGATCGGCCACTTGCCGGATACGGCGTCTCGCCCACCCCCGCCGACGTAAATCCTGTCTGCCTCCACGCCTTCGGGGAGGCCGGAACCAGGCTCGTACCCTTCCGCCGGGATGTTGGCAGGGTCGCTCTCGTGGGTCAACACGTCAGGGACTTTCTCTGTGATGAGGAAACTCCGGTCGAGGAGTTCCCCGGTGTCCCGACGCTGGAATGTGTGCCACGCCATCAGGCCGCTCCTGTCCTTGCTGGTCGCCCTGGGCGCGCCTGCGTAGCCGGTTCACGCGGGGACGCCCGCTGACCGCCACGCTGGGCCGCTTGCCCTTGAGGACCTGCCCCTTGCGGCACCGGCCCGACGGGAGCAAAACCCGCACCCTCCATCGCAAACAGCAGGTCGATTTCCCGAATCCCGTAGAGTTTCGCCGCGTGACGGACTATCGCCTCCGCGTTCAACGTCTTGCCCTGAGCGGCCAGCAGTTCGATGAACGGCTGAGTGATGCCCAAGAACTTCAGCATCTTGTCCGCCGCCTCGGGCGGCGAGTCCGGGGTCATCGAGTAAGGCTGAATGTCCACCTCGAGGTCCGCCGGGTCCAGTTCGCTCCAATCCTCCGGCTGCAACCGCACATAAACGGGTTCAGGAACCCCCGGTATCGTCAGCGGCAACCCCATCTCTTCCATCTCGTGCCGGATGACGTGCCACACGACCTTCCCGTACACGCTGCGGACACATTCGGTCAGGCGGCTCCGCATGTACGTCAGGCGGACCCCTATCCGGTCAGCCAGGATTTCCGACTGGCCCAGCGTCGGCTCGTCCGTCCGGCGCCCGCCCATGACGTTGATGTTCCCCCCAGCCTCGCTCGCGTGTTGGATGAGCCAGTTCAGCGAGCCGAATGTCTCAGGGGAAGCGCCACCAAGGTGCATTTCCTTGATGATCTCCGGGTGCTGGACGCCTATCAGGTCGCCATCCTCGGCGGTCCGAATGCGTTCCGCGTCACTCTCGTCCGTGTTCTCATACAGCCCCACCCGCTTATCCCGCTCGATTTGCCGGATCATCTTTCGCCCCACGTCGTTGATTGCCTCATCGAGATCCCAAATCACCGCCGCCGGCGACAACGGGAACGGGTTGTCCGGCACGTCGAAGAAGGAAAGCATGTCGTAAGGCCCGCCTTCCGGCCCGTCGTAATCCACGATGCGGAGCGGCAAGTCACCTTTCCCCTTGGCCGGCACCGTCCAGACCTGGCGCTCTCTCGGAATCCACAGGTCACGCAGTTGGACCATCGGCTCAATTTCCATGTCCGTGCCGTCACGCTTCTGGCGCTTCGACAGGTCCCCTGCATCCGTCCCCGGCTCATCCGCTTCCCCGCTCCGTTCCCCGCCCGCCAACAGCATGTCCGTGTTTTGGTAGTAACCCTCCTCAGCCCGCTGTTGAATGAACTTCACCGGCAACCAGTAAGCGTGACCCTCGAAATACATCTCTTCCCGATGACGCGCGTGTGGGTCACAGCAATAATCGTCTACGCTCACCAACTTCGTCGCTATCTCCCCCACGTCGAGCCAGTAGTCCCCGAACTCCAATTCCTGCCCTTGGGCCAGACCCGTCCACATGATGCCCGGGCCGACCAGCCCATCCAGGACGAGTCGCCGGAGCCGGATGACGAGTTTGATTTCCTCGGCCCAACGGTCCACCCGCTTGCCAAGCAGTTCAGCCAGCCCCCGCGATGACGGTTCCCGGGCCCGTATCCACGCCTTCGGGTTCGCACTCACAAGGGAAGGAATCAAACCCATGATGAGGGCGTGAATCTGATTCAACGGCCGGCGATCCACCAGACCCGACGCCCCGCCGTAATGAGCCCCACAATAGCGGGCGATGAAGTCGCGGCGCTCCTTGCGGAAGTCACCCAACCGGGTTTCCGACAGGACAATGGCCCGGCGGAGTCGCCGGACTTCCTCGCGCTCAGGGGCCTCTACCTGTGTCGCTGCCGTCGCCATCGGCCTACCCCTTCATCTTCAACCGATTCGCCCCAGGCTCCGGCGGCAACGCCTTCGCCGTCACAATCTTCGGCCTCTTGTCGGCCGCCTTGAGTCTCGCAATCTCCGCCCGGGCCGTCTCATCGTGAAGGTCAAACGCTTCATCTACCGACTCGGCCAGGATCTCAAAGGGGTGAATCCGCGCCTGCGGCCCCCGCGGTGTCTTTAGCGTGATGTTCAACTGGCCAAAATAGTCCCGCTTCACGCCCGGTTCCCGGTAAATGCGGACAATGACCAGCCGCCCCGCCTCGTCGGCGTGATGCTCGACCCGAAAACGCCTGGCTGGAACCTCACTCACCGCGTTTCGACCCTCCGTTGCTTCTCAAAGACCGTTTTCCAGTGGCTCCTGTTAGTATTAGTTCGCGTGTGGCACGAAACGCACAACGTCACTAGGTTCACGGGATCGCTGTTCTTCTTGTCGTAGTCGATGTGATGAACCGGCAACTTCTTTTCGCACTCCGCTTGTGAAACGCCGCACACTTGGCATCGGTAGCCATCCCGCCTGCGGACCTCCTCGCGAAGTTCGGCGTTCCACTCCCACCCGTAAGGTTCACGCGAGATACCGCCACGCCAAAGAGGGTGATTACGAGGATTGGCAAATCTTCGCTTTTGTGCGACGGCCAACTTCGTCCTCACTTTCAGTGAACGCATGGCAGCCAAATGATTCGCCCTCGCTTCTAAAGAAGGCTTCTTGCCTTTACCCGCAGCCGACAATCTCGCTCGATGTTCCGGGGCGAAAATCTTCCCCTTCTGGGCCACCGACATCTTCGCCCTTGTTTGGGAAGAGTGCTTTTTACCCAAGAAGTTCTGCACGCCCTTCATGGCGGCAGATAACTTCGCTCGATGTTCTGGCGAAAATATCCGCCCCCGCAGGCTTGCAGAAATCCTCGCTCGCGTTCCGGGTGTGGGGCTCTTGCCCCAAGATGCATTCTTTTCTCCGCTCTGAGCAGCAGACATCCTCGCCCGAGTTTCAGTGCTTGCCTTTTGGCCTTTGCGCATTAGTTGAACTCCGACAAATCCACGGCCTCACCACGCCTCGCTTTTGCTCTTTTTGCGTTCCGCCTCTTGACGGCGATGCAAGAGACTGCCGATTGGGGCCACTCTTTTTTGTGAGGCTTTGACCCACGGCAGGTCCAAGCACGCCCTGTAGGCCAGGGCGCACCCGATTACCCGGTCGCCATGCCGTTCCCGGACGTCACGCGGCAAGTTGGCTCGTTCCTGGTGGACGATGCGGCCCGCTGCGTCGTAAATGTATTGCTGATGCTGCTGCCAGCACGCCAGGCTGTGCAACTGGGTTTCGTCGTGCTGAATGGCGTCTATCCACCGACCGAACAGCAGTTCGCTCGTCTCGTCGCCCGCCCACCCCAGACTCGCCGCCCGCTTCTCGTTCGGACGGTCAGCCAGGTGATGATGCCACAGGTGGCCGTAGCGGCACTCGTCAAGCATCGTCCGAATCGTCGTGATGCCGTGCATCCGGCGAACGCAGCAGACCAGGGCGTAGTTGTAAAACCGGGCCACAGCCGCGGCGAACCGGCCCAAGTCGGCAGGCTTGATTTCGTTGTCCGCCAACTCCGCCGCCTGTTCCTTCGTGTCTGCAAAGAAGACCTCTATCGTCGAGTCCGATGCCCCAACCCCCTCGGACACGTCCATGCCGATGCCACAGGACCGCGTGACCGTCTCGATACCCGTTGGCAACGGTTGCGGGGGCGGCGCCGACGGCTCAATGAACACCAGCAACCGGCCACGATCCTTGCGAACCAGTTTCTTCCCGCTCTCGTCGAGGTCCATGCGATACAGCGGGTTCCACAACCGCGGTTCCTGCAACACCAACCCCTCAGAATCGAACACAGGCTTGCCCTGCTGAGCAGTAAAGTCCCGCTCATACTCTTTCCGCCACCGCCAAGACAGCCGCCACGTCCCGTCAGGCTGCCGGATGCAGCCAAGCCGCTGCTTCTCGGCGTCCATGACCTCCGGCGTCAGGGCAATCGGGTCAGCGGCGGGGGCGAGATCGACGGAGACGAACCCCCGTCGCGTAGGCTTGGCCGTGAGTCCGGGAATCAACACGGTTTCTTCGGCGATTATCATAAGTCCTCGTCCGGCATGTCGTTCACGAGCCGCATGAAGCAGCCCCCATCGCTCAGGTCAGCCGTAGAGATTGCCAAGAACCAGCCGCCACCCCGAATACAGGGCAGGGCGGCCGTCAAGGCTTCGCTGAACTCTTCCTGAAAGGCGCACTCGTCCGAGACGATGCCGCTGGCCGTCCGCTGGCGGATGATGTCACCGCCTTGCGGGATGCCCCATAGCGTCGAGTGCCGGGCCGGGAACATGATCCGCTCGGTCCGCTTGTCAACCTCAAGGCCAAGCACGGATTTACAGGGGATTCGCTCAAGGATGTACTTCGCCCGCCCAAGCAGACCGTCGCCGGTCAACTCGTCGCCGATCACGTCGTCAAGCCGCTTCCCTTGGAGCATAATCAGCCGGCCATCGTGAAAGATGCCGTCCCACACAGCCAACCCTGCGGCCCACCACGTCATCAGGACTTGCCGGCACTTCTTCACGGCGATTAGCGGGTTGTGCTGCCACAGGCGGGTCAAGGCTATGATGTGGGGGCGAGACGCGGGGAATGGCGTCTCGACGTTCTCCCGGCCGACCACCATGTTTGTCGTCACGAACCAGCGGAAGAAACAGAGCGGGTCACGCCGCGACAGTTCCCACCTCGCCAAGAGGCGATTCTGCGTCGTTCGCGGTGGGAAGGCTAGGGTCACGGGCAAGGCAAATCCTCCGCCACCATCCCGTCATGGATGGCCCGGGTCACTGGAGGCCCTTGTGGAACCCACTCGCCGTCCACCAAGGTATAGGGACGGGACACGCTGGGAGCGGGGGCGGGAGTTGAACCCACGTCGGCCGGGGAATGAACCCGGTGTGCTTCCGTTGCACCACCCCGCGTTGTTGGTTGCCGTCGGGCCATCGGGTCTTTCAGGGTCACAGAGCAACCCTCCCACCCTTGCCGGCCCCACGGTGGCCGTCGGAACCACCAAATCGCTGTTGCCGCTCTCTCCGCTCCTGCTTGACTGCTAGGCGCCGGGCTCTCTCCTCACGGAAATCGTTGATAGGGCCGGGCTTCGGCCGCAAGTCCGCCCCCACCCGCGGGCCAAGGGGAGCACGGGGGCCGATGGGGGGGCTGCTGCTCGTTCGCCTGCCATCTGTGCTCATGCTAAAACCCCGTCCAATACACTTTTGCGCCGGCTAAGTGTCGAAAATCGTCCGTTCGGGGTGGCAGGGCCAGGGTTATGGGCAAGGGACGTCCTCCGCATGCCACCAACCTCACAAGACCTTGATCTGGTCGGCCCGCAGCGTTTCATCAGAGCCGCCTGCTGCGACGACGCAGAACATCGTCTCGTTGGCTACACTGCCCCCTTTGGCGTAAACCCACCCCTCCCGGCCATCTGCCAGAATGCACACTTTGGTAGGCGGGGCCACCCAGACCCAAGCCGCCATTGCCTATTCCCCCTCGTCACCCGTCGCGTGTGCCAACCGCTGCAACTCCTCCTCAGACATCTCCCGCAACGCCGCTGACAGGCTCAGGTGGCCCGTAACCTTGACCTCAGACCGCTCCCGGAACTTGTCCGGGGCGTTGCCTTTCAGGAGGAACATCGCCAGATTGTCCGATTGCCGCATCTTGTGACCGACTACGCGGCCTTCATAGAACACCGGCTCCTGCACGCCCTCGACCGCTCGCCGGCGGGCTTCAGCCTCAAGGGTATCCACAGCCGCC